ATATAAATCTAAATTGAGCTGTCTGCCCCTTGGATAAAACTAACATTTTTACTTCTCTCTTGTGGCTCCGACAGTCCAATAGTTTATCTTACCAAACCTGCCTCTGACTGCAGTAACTGCAGCTATGCTAAACATTGTATAATTTTTACTTGATTTTAAAGAATAATTTTCATATATTCTATCCCCTTCTTTAGGGAAGATATTTTCTTCAAAATAATATACCGCGTCGTAGTTTGTTAAAAGTCCTTCTTGAGTTTCGGTAGAGGAATTTGCATTAGTCGTGCCGGACTGCCCTACTTGGCGTGTTGTTACTCTTTCAAAGTGATCAGAATGATTCCCATTCGCCAATATTCTTTGAATGTAAACATCGTGTCCCCATTGTCTAAGTATTCGATTAAAAGATCTTTTTGCATCAATCATAACTTCGGAAGCCCCTCTTAGGCATCGGGTCATCATTTATATTTGTTGTTCCATTTGGATCGTATAATTCTCTTCCAGATGGATATACAATTTTATCAGTTAATTTACTATCATACATAGATAGGCCTGGTAAATTCTTTGGCTGGAACCCTCTTGGGCCAACCTTTGCTGCTAACATTTCTTTTCTTAGTGCTGCAGCAATTTGGCACCATGTTGTAGCGTTGTCTCTAGTGACTTTATTTCTTGGTATCGACTTGTTGGTAATGCTCAAATCCCCAAGCGTTAAAGACATTTCATCGTCACCGCCTAGTCCGTAAGTTCTCGAAAGTTCACAGGCTGTGGCAGCTTTTATGTATTCAAGAACGGTAAAAGACAATCCTGAACCATCTTCTGTGTCTAGTAGATTGTAGATGGCCTTCACTTCTGTTGAATAATTATATATTATTTCACCTATTTCCAACATTGACGCGTCAGGAAAATAAGCTAAAACAGATTCTGGATCAAGAAATAGAGGAGTTACATCTGGAGCAAAAGTTATGGTCTCATCATTCTTTAGAATAACAGTAGGCTGATATTCTTCATTAGTCGAACTAACATATAATTTTTGTTCGACTGTAACTACATTTGTATTTGTCAGTAGGCCAGTAAATTTAACAGTATATGTATCAGCTACAGTTGGAGTGTAATCATAATAATATATGGAGGATGTTGCACTTGTTGCGCTAGTGGAGATTATAGTTGCTCCGCTAGAATTTTTAATAGTTACATTGACAGTGCTGGGCGACAACTCAACTTCTAGTCCATTAGAATCTATATCTTTAAATTTTACAGTTACTCTAACCGTATCACTAACTACAACTCTATCTGTTGACATTTTTACCTCTTAGTTCAAGCGTTAGATATAATAGTAACGTTTACTGTGCCTGCTGAGTTATTCTCCAAGATAATACTTTCTGCGTTGGAAATTGCATATGCGTCATTTTTGTTAACTGATATGGCAAAGACGCCGGTACCATAAGAATCCTGGCTACCCACACTTGCTAATGCAAATGCATCTGCGTTAATTTTACTTATCTCTGAAGACCCATAGCCATCGAACATTGCAAAAGTCATATAAGATGACGTTTCGGTATTATCTATTATTCCGCTTGGCGTAATAACGGAATGGCTACCAGCAAAAACTAATGTACTATCTACAGACGGTGGCGATATGACAATAACGCCTAATACATTTAATCCACCAAAGTTACTAGTTAGACCAAAAGACTGAGGAGATACTACATATACACCATCGTAATTAAAATGAGCTTGATTATAGGCTATATCTCCATTGTAGAGCATCTAAATCCTTTTATTAGAATATTCCACAATCAATTGTTATATTATCTATGGAGCCACCAGTAATTGAAACATTATTTGAGTTCTGAGTAGCAATTGTTCCCAAGCCTAAAGTTGTTCTTCCTGCAGCTGCATCGGCATCATCGACCAACGATCTACCGAATGAAGAAAAGTCTGCAAGAGCTGCAGTACCTGAGCCAGAGAAATATGGAAGTTTGTCTGCGGCAGATGTTAAACCAGCAAGGGCAGCAAGTTCAGCATCATAGGCTTGAACATTAGTGCCAATAGCTAGGCCCAACGTTGTTCTAGCTGTGCTAGCGTCTGCGTCATCGATTAAAGTACGGCCAAATGAAGAAAGTGTTGTAGTGCTAGCGGCGCCAGAACCAGTAAAATAAGGCAAAGCATCGGCAGCACTAGTCAAGCCAGCAAGGGCAGCAAGTTCGGCGTCATAGGCCTGAACATTGGTGCCAATAGCTAAACCAAGAGCAGTTCTAGCTGCTCCAGCATCTGTAGCTCCAGTTCCACCATTGGCTATTGCTATAGCCGTACCATTCCAAACGCCAGTTGTAATTGTTCCAACCGAAGTAAGGCTTGAGGCAGTTACTCCTGAGCCAAGAGTTGAACCAGAAAGTACAGAAGTTCCCGCAATCAATAATGACTTGCCAGTTAGAAGATTAAGATTTTCTGATGAGGTCCATGCATCAGTTGCGTCAACCCAGTTAAAAGTCTTGTCTGTATCACCCTTGAGAGTGATGCCACCACCATCAGCACCTGCGTCTGTCGGAGAGGCGCTTGAGCCAAGTTCGATGTTCTTATCGTCAACAGTTACAGTAGTTGAATTGATTGTAGTGGTTGTGCCGTTGACTGTTAGATCGCCAGAAAGTACAAGGGAGGTACCAGTGGCAGCTCCGATGTTTGGCGTTACAAGCGTTGGCGTGTTAGCAAAAACGAGTGCGCCAGAACCAGTTTCATCAGATATAATTCCAGCAAGTTCTGATGATGAAGTCGCTGCAAAAGCTGAAAGCTTATTGGCGGTAAGGGCTACAGTACCAGTTACATCCGGAAGGGTGATTGTGCGATCTGCGGTTGGATCACCAGCGGACAATGTCGTTTCAAACGCATCATCTGTAGTTCCTTCAAAGATTATTGTTCCAGCTGCATTGAGGTTAAGTCCATTAAACGATGGACTAGCAGAGGTTGCGACGCTCTGACCAATTGCAATTGTCGGAGTTCCACCTTCTGTTGCTGTATCATTTGAAAGTGTTACGCCAGTACCAGCAACAAGTGATGTTACATAGTTTCCTGAAGTATTAGTTCCAAGCGCAATTTCTATAGTTGTAGAACTTGCTGCGGTTAAACGACCCTGGGCGTCAACCGTGAAGCTACCAACTGACGCAGCACCGCCGTATGAGCCAGCTGTTACTGCAGTGTTGTCAAGGTTTAAGGTAAGCGTATCAGTTGCAGAGGCCACCGATGTTAGGCCTGTGCCACCAACTATAGTGAAGGTATCTCCACCGGAAATTGTTAAAGCTGCGCCACTGTCTGCGGCTGCTGTAAATGAAGTTGAAATAGAGGCTGTTCCAGCTGCGGTTAAGCGACCCTGAGCATCAACTGTAAAGGTTGGGATTGCGGTGCCCGAACCATACGAACCAGCTGATACTGCGGTATTGTCAAGATTAACCGTTATGGTATCTGTTGCGGTAGCTGCTGAACTAAGGCCAACTCCACCAGAAATCGTAAATGTATCGGAAGAAGCAATTGACACTGTGCCAGTATCGCCAGCAGCTGTGAATGAACTTGAAGCTGACGAAACAGCGCTATCTACATATGCTGTTGTTGCTACCGATGTTGAGTTGTTGCCAGCTGACTTTGTTGTTGCGGTTGCAGAACCACCAAGAGCTAATGTACCAGAAAATGTTTTATTTCCAGTAATAGTTTGAGTGCCCGACAAGCCTACATAGGCGCCCAGGCCAGCAATGGCTTGAACTGTCGTTGCAGTTCCGCCTGCTCCACCTGTTCCCTTACCGTAGTAAAGAACGTCATCAGCTTCGTTGTATGCTAGTTCTGCATTTTCTAGACTTGAGGGTGCGCCAGCTGCACCACCAGCTGCTCTTCTTTTGATTCTGATTGTATTGGCCATGATTAAAAATTTCCTCCATCGGTAAGATTTTCTTCGGGATGATTCACCCAAACTGAACCGTTGTAACGTAAAACATTACCTGAGTTCACTGTGGTAATAGTAACGTCAGTCAATCCATTTAGAACTGATTGAGTAGTAATTGTAGCTTCTGCAGCTATTATTCTATCTTTAACTGTTAAATGACTGCCTGCTGGATTTAATCCTATAACTGTTTGTATGGCTTCAATGGCATCGTTTGCATTAGCGTGTTGTTGATGGTGAGGTACTGTCGCTGAATTGAGTGGGTCAGACGATGTAGGATTAATCAATATGTCTAATGCTGCGGGATACTGGGTGGCCATAAAAATCCTTTATAAACTAAATATTTTGTATTGATCATTACTCCAGCTAATTGTTACCGAGATAGGATCAGTAGTAGCTGATACTGGAAGTCCAGTGGCTGTATCTATATAGGCTAGAAGCCTTGATGTGGCTCGAACGCCAGTATCTTTATATAATACTAAGTACGCAAAACCACTATTTCCATAATTCTCTATTGTTATGTTATCTGCGTCAAAAACCCCAGAAGTTGTTGCTTTTCCGGTCAATAAAGTAGTTGTTGCTGCGACCGAAGCTTCGCTAATGCTTGATAAAAATTCATGCGTACTTAGATTTACTGTATAGGTATTTTTTACTAGTGCAACTTTAATATTATTATCAGTCAAGTCAAATAGGCCCTCTAGTAGACCCTCTTTACCTTTTGCGTATAATGCATTTGCCATTATAGTCCTACCTCTGCTGATACAATTACCCTGTACTTATACCCTGATTCAAAATAATTCTTTCCATCAGCATAGTAAACGGGAGTTGCATCATCTGACGGAAAATCAATATATACATCTGGCTTCCACGAATGCATAGATACTTCAGCTGGTACGTTTTCCCATCTTGAAGGAGTTTTTTGAATCTTTTTGCGCTGAGCCTTAAAGTACTTTAATGTCAAAAAGTTTGATGCTGGGCGAGAACTAAATGTAACTGTTACTCTTCCGTTGTTCTCATCATTATTTAAGTAAAAATCACCATTAGAAGGATTGGTCGATTCTATATAGAAATTAGGATTCTTTGCTAATATTTGATATCCAGTTTCTATATCAGCTCTCACTGATCTATCTTCTATTAACACCTCGTTGAGTACTGTTGCTTGACTCTGTTGTAGAATGGAAGGAGTTGCCGAATTGGTTTGGCTAGTAAAGCTAACCTTTTCCTCAGCGACTGTTAGTCCAGATGAGTCAACTAAGTTAGTAACTCTAACGACATAGTCGGTATTAGAGCTTAATACTGAATTCCAATAAAGAGTTAAAGTTCTACTTATCTGATTATAGTCAGTAATTGTATTTATAGTTCTAAATGGAGACGAAGTCTGAACAGGCGTAGCTGAATCTGTTTGGACAATAAAGTTTGCATTTATTAATGATGCTATCTTAATTGTTCTACCAAATTTAATATTTACTGTATTAACAGTAACTGTAGCGCTATCTATCAAATACAAAGCCACTCAACACACTCCATAATTATAATCCTGAACTAATAGTAATAAATTAATTCAATAAAAAGCAAAGGGGCAGTAGATTTCTCTACCGCCCCCAGCTTTAGGGTAATTTGTAACTATAACGACCCTAAGGTTTTTTATCAGCTTAAGGCTACGTCGTTTGTAACTTGAACTTCATAGTTACGGCTCAATCTGACGTTCTTAGCAACTGTGATACCCTCACCGTCACCCAGCATTACGATGTCGTAACGCTCCTTCATCTTGAGTGCACGAAGATCGCGACTCGGATCGTCGAACTGATCAGTGCTCATATCGTCCTTGACGAGAAGAGTACCGACTTCGTTACGGTCGATGAGGAAGAGGTCTGACTTAGCTGCTGTTGCACCACTCTTAGCTGTGAAGCTAACGAAAGGCGAAACAAGAACATTCAAGCCCATCGGAGCCGTCGAGTTCAGTGCACCTTCCGGCGACTGAGGACGGTATCCCCAACTTGTACCTACAGAAGATGCTGCGCCACCAGCGTGGAAGATGGAATCCTTAAGGAAGACCGACCACATTAATGGGTGCAGAATGAAATCTGTTGGGATATGATTTTCAGCCATAAGGATAGCAGCCATATCTACGATGTCATCCCAGGTAATTGTCAAGTTGGCAGCGCCATCAATATTTCTACCTGTTGTGTCACTGTAACTACCACTATCGTTATCGAATGCAATTGTAGCTGCATCCTTGAAACGGCTAAGAGCAATCTGCTCTTTCAAACGAGCCATGGCACGACCGGCTGCGCGAACATGTAAACCGACAATGTCCCAAAGTGAATCAGCGATGACTTCCTCCGTAAAGGATAGCTTAACGCCCTTCTTTGAAACTTTGCCTTCTACCTGCTTTGCGAAGGCGAGTGCTTGCTCTGGATACTCTTGTCCTTCTGGGATCTCTGCTGCTTGAATAGCGTTGACTGCGGGGAACTCCAAAGAGCGTCCCTTACCGAGACGAACAGTGGAAAGCAATGGAGTCACAAGTAGTTGTGGCTCTGCTGCTTCTTTAAGCGTACGCGAAAGAACTTTGGGGAAAAGTGCTGCTGCGTCTGGTGACGCAAAAGCTTCCTTAATTGTTACTCTGTTGTCTGCATCTATGTACCCGTCCTCAGTCAATACTGCTTCCCAAGCTGGGAGACCCGAGAGGAGCTCTTGGATTGTCTTACTCATCGTAGGATTATTCCTCCTGTGTTAATGTTTCTTTTGTATTAATATTAATATTAGAGTGTCAGATTGACGCGGAAAGCACCAATGACATTGTGTACGTCCAGGTTGGCCCGGATACCTAACTTACCACTGTAGGTGCCTGCACGAGTGAGCTCGTAAACAGTCTTTAATGCACCCGGATCAGAGGGAAGTTGCATATAGCTGAGTAAGCCATCATCAAAGTTGGTAGCGAACTGCTCAACTTCAACAACTTTACCCACTTGCAACCATGGATAAGCACCAGCAGCACCTGTTGTTGCTGCGAATGCCACCGGACGACCCATGTGATCGGCTCGGATTAATGAACCAACTGTTACGTCGGCGTTAACCGCTGTAACCATTGGATACTCTACATAACCATGTGTGATGAAGCCAGCGCCCTGTGAGGTGCCTTTGTCAAATGGTCTGTAAAGATCATATTGTGCGCAGCCAATCGGAACTGAATAGGCGCCCACAGAAACTGTGTCAGTTGAACCAGAGGTCGAGCTAGGGGTAGCGCCATCAAGCGGATCCCAGCTGGGCATAACGTCGCCCCAACTTTGACTTCCAGAAGATCCATTAGCGGGAACGATGCGAGCATCGCCGTTTGCATCTGCGACTACTGAAAGAATTGTACCCTTGGGGATGACGATCTCGAAACGATCATCTTCGCTGTCAGAATACCATGTAGGAAGACCGGGATGGGGCAGTAAATAGGCTGCGGGGGCAATGCCCTCTGAAACTACAAACCGGCCTGCACCAGTCTTACTATGAACCTTGCGGAACTTTGCTAAACTCATTTTTTATCTCCTTAAATGTTAAAGTTTACGTCTACCCATAAGGGCATCTACTAGTACTTGTTCAAAAGATTCGTTAGGATCCGTAGAAGTCTTTGCATTTTCCTCTTTATCAAGAGTCAATACATTCTCTTCAGAACTAACTTCAGCTTCAGATGTAACTTGCGGCATTGTCATATAATCAGAAATGCGCTTATTAGCCTTTGTTGGAGCCTTGGCCAGATCCCTCAAAGAGTCTGCTAACGAGGCAGCTGTGCGCGAAACATGCTCTCCTATTAGATTTTCTCTTTCGTCTGCGGATTCGAAACCAAGACTAATCTTAGTGTCGACAACTCTTTCTACTAGAGTTCTATGCAATGCACTCTTGAGCTTTGCATTTTCTTCTTCAAGAGACTTGATACTTGCCTTTAAGAGGTTAATATCTTGCTCAACGCCCTCTTTGTTGTCGCTGAGATTACTTTCCTCTTCAGCAGTCTCTTGATCCTCATCGTCCTTGGACAATGACTCTTCCGGCTTTTCAGCATTTTCGGAATCAGCATCTTGCACATCCGCCTTTTCTGAATCGTCAGGTGAGTTCTTTTCTTCTTCTGAATCTGCATCTGCATCTCCTTCGGAAACTTCTTTTTGCTCTTCTTCTACAGAAAGGCTTTCTTCAGTCTTTTCTTCTTCTGAAGTCACTTCGACTTCTCCCGAAGCTTCGCCTATGGCGGAAGCTGCTATGCTAGAAAGATCTTCGCTTAAGCCTTCAGCTACAGCTAAAATATCTTCGCTCTTATTAACATCTGTCATGTTACGAGTCTCCTCAGAATTATTGTTTTCAGAATCTTCACTAGATAGTAATGATTCTGTTTTATTTATATAA